CTACATCGAACAATTCTTCAAGTTTTTTTGTCATGTTAATACTTATTCCTAGCGTTTGCCGTTGTGGAAAATATCGTCTTCTGTTACAACTCTAAAGCGTAAGCCTTTGTGCTTTGCCCACTTTGCTGCCGCTTCCCACTTTGCGTGGTTGATAGCAATAGCAAGTTTTTCTTTTTCACGAGTTTTTTCAGTAAGCATGGTCTGTGCTTTAGGTTTGATTTCAATAAGTTCAGCATGTTTGTTGCCACGCTTGTCCTGATACACTACAACAAAGTCTGGTACATATATTGTGCCTTTGCCTGTAAGTGGGTTACGATAGGGTATTTGTATTGCTTCACTTGCCCAACTTATTACACTTGGGTTGTTGTCACAAAAACGCATAAATGCATGTTCCCAACCACTACGATAGCGAGGCTCTTTGTTTCCACTGTACTTTTCTGGGTTTGCTATTGTGTATATACCGTTAGCGTATTTGTTACGACTAAACATTACGCACTCACTTGGCGTGCTATATTCTCATTTGGAGTAATGTTTGCTTCGTAACCTAGTAGACTTCTTCCACTGCGACTCATATTTAAAAATGTAGGGACTGCACTTTTTAAATCTGCAGTGCTTTCAAATTCTTTAATAACATCTACAATAAACAAACCTAGTTCGTTTGCTGCTTGGACAGTAGCCGCAGTAAGTGCTGCAGCGGCTTGTTCATTGTCAGTTCTTGCTACAAAAAAACTTTTTGCTGCTTCATATTCCTGATCAGTCATCGTAATAGGTGCAGTAAAATAGTTAGTAAAGTAGTCTTGAACACGTTGATCAAAACTATCTGCTGGATTTACAATTGGTAGATTAGTGTTCTGTGCCATTATAGATTACTTAGCCTTATTTTTTCTTCGTAATATAATCGCTGTTCCGCACTTATATTAGGATCTTGCAATCTCTTTTGTGCTAAATCTACAACTTGCTGTCTAGTGCCTGCGCTATTACTTGAAGTTTGATAGGTTGTTACACTGCTTATTTTATTAGGTGCACCGATTGTACCTGTTGAGTTTGGAACATTATTAGCATAACCTATGTCAACTGACGGTGAACTATTAACTGTATTTGTAAATAATGAATTTCCAATACTTTGGCCTTGGCTGCTAATTACATTATTCGTTCCAGAGTTTGTTGCATTGTTAACTACGATATTTGTAATATCTGTTACATTAAGATCTTTAATAGACGACTTACCGATAAACGGTACCAATATATTACTTGTTGGTTTTTGTCCATTTAGCAAGTTATTTGCAACTTTTCCTAGTGCAGTATTAATAACACTACCAAATGTTAAATTTGATAAGTTATCAAACAATATACCTTGACTACCAATTGTGCCTAAATTACTACTGTATAAATCTTGTGGGCTTTGTCCATTGGTATTAACTAATTGCCCATCAATAAACACTTGTCCAAATTGATCACCATTACTTAGATCACTGGTTTCAATGTCGTAATGTATGTCACCAAATCCAGTAGGTCCTGTGTTGTTAACATACCCAGTTGCATATTTTACAGTTTCATACTGTAGTTGCATAGTGTGCTGCATTAGTCCACTATTAGCATATGCGTGTGTGTCATGATTAAAACTAGTAATAATAGGATTAATCAGTGTATACTCTGCAAACTTATGATTGTGCATACTGTAGATTTTAATGTTCTTAAAGAAACGCTTGTTGCCGCGTTGCATGCCCCACTGTTGTTGAGTTCTGTTTGCATATCTGTCTTGTGTATTATAACTGTTACTGTCTAAACTATAAGTTGGATCTACACTGTAAAATGCATAATACTTGTGCCATAAGTTACGAATAAGTTCTTTTACATCATCGTGAAATGTTGCTGTAACAGGATTGTAACTAATCTTGTGATGTGTTTGTACTTGTCTGTTATACTGATTGTGTGTTTGTACATCAATAGTATATGTAGGTAAATCTATACTCTTTACAAGGATTGGCATCTCAAGTTTTTCAACTGTGTTAAACAGACTCTGTGCTTCTGCAGTAAATTCTAATACTACATGAAAGAGATGCCCGTGCCTAGGCTGTAACTCGTAGTTATTGTCAACAAAAGTGCGCGACGCATGTTTATAGTCGCGCACTGTTTCGCCTTGGGTTAAGGGTGATAGTAGTGGGTTTACACTAGCCATTTGGAATAACTCCTATTAGCCAGTAATAGTTTGACCTAGTGTTCTCGTTACCGCTGCACCAACGCCGTCACCTAGTGGTGATTGTACAGCATTGTCAAATCTAATACTCATTGCAACCGTTGCAGGTTCCTGACTTGCATAGTTAAGATCACCATAGTTGATGTTCTGAATAAAGCAGCCGTATAGTTCCCAAGTTTCAAGCACACTTGGTGCGTTTGCACCATTGCCACCGTCTAGTATTTCAAAACGTGTGATAAATTTGTAGTCAATGCCTGAACTTGCACTGCTCTGCTCCATCATATCAAACTGTTTCTGAATCTGCTCTCCACACAATTTAGTAACTGCACCATTTACATCGTCACGTAGGTTAACTGTAACCAAATCCCAACTATGTTTACCGATCAAGTACACTCTACTGTTATAAACAGGAACTTCAAACTCTTCGAATGTTACACTAGGGCGTGTAATATCCATAACCTGTTTGGTCATTTCTGTACGAGGACTACTAACACCAAAGTTCTCAAATGACGCACGGAAGCGATATTTAAGTTTTGGCATAAGCAAGCCTTGACTTGCTGCACTCTGATCTCCGTCTAGCGGCACTGTAAATTTTGTTAATGATGAAACTGACATGTCGTTTCGCTCCTATATTAATTATAAAAGTATTTATCTATTTTCAGTCATAAAAAATGAGGGGTATTTTTACCCCCCATTAGTTTCTCCGATACGTTAAACTGTGCTTGCTGCAGCTACGTTTCCGCTTGCAATCTCACCTGTGTTCTTAAGTCTGATTGGAATAAAGATAAATTCCGCAGCCTTTGTAGGTTCAATAGCAACATCAACGTACAGTTCGTTACGATCAATTCTGCCTGGTGTGTTGTTTGTATCATCACAAACTACCAAGTAATCATATACGCCACGCTTTGCAACCAAGTCGTTAAGTGTCTGTTCGATTTGCTGCTTTAGCTCATCTCTAGTAATCTTATCATTTGGTTCAAATACATAGCCTACTGCAATTGTTTGTAGTTGACGTCTTAGATAACCAACCAGTCTAGCAACGTTAATGCGATCCAGCGCACTTGATGTTCCTGCACGAGTCTTGTTACCATAGTTAAGAATACCACTCCCGTTAAAGAATGCAATTGGATTAACTCTGTTTGTATACAGTGTATCTCTTACACTCTCACGAATGTTATCATTAACAAATGCACCTGTTACACTGTTAATGTAGCCAATGCTTGCAACGTTGTCTACTAGTCCACGACGTGTACCTGCTGGTGCAAACCATGGGAAACTAATATCGTCACTTCTAGCAATTGTGCGTAGCATCATATGACTTGCTGGTACAACAATTGTGTTACCACTTAGGTCATTTGTTGTTGCACTTGGGTAGAACACACTCATATAAGGATCGCTAGTAACTAGTCCATCTTCACCGTTGTCACTTGCTGCCGCTGTGTTTGTTGCCCAGTTCTCAATAGCAGTACTTGTTGCTGCTAGTCTCATTGGACTGTCACCTACTACAAACGCTGTTTGGCGTCTGTCGTTGTTTAGGCTTACCATGTTGCTGATTAGCTCTGGATAACCTGGTGCTGCAATAGTGTTAAAGATTCTTGCATCTTCACGAAGCTCTGTGCTTGCATCAAGTGCAGATTTCATTGCATTAGTAACAATTCTGCGTACTGCTTTGCGTCCAAATGTCGATCCACTCTGTGTTACCCATGCATCCTTTTCTGTAGGAAGTGTTGGATAAGCACTTGTGTCACTAAAGTTAGTGCGTGAGAAGTAATCACTTCTAAACTGCTTTACACCATATGTACTACGACGTGTATTAAACAGTAGCATACCACGTGGGTAAATTGTTGGATTTGGACGGTCAATATCAACTGTGTCACTGCTTAGTAGACTTGCAGTTGTTGGGATTGTGCCAGTTACAACATCTGTTGTTGTGTCACCGATAAAACGTGCATCGCCGAAAATAATACCATTTTCAGTTGTTGCGTCTGTTTTATCAATCGCTACCCAACGTGCTTCGCCACTTACTGTTTGACGTCTGTATAGTGCTGGATAGTTTTCCAGGTCACTTGTGTCAATCCACAAATCACCGTTAACTAGCACAGTGTTGTCACTTTGGGTAGTTGGCTCAACTGTGCTAAAGATAACACCAGCTGAATCTGTATCACTAAGTGTAAAGCCACGTGTGTCAGTGATGTTCTGATAGCCTCTCCAAGTTGTACCATCATGGATCATAATATCTGCTTCAAAGCCACCTGCATACCAGTATGTGTTGTCTGTTGGGTTTGCACTTGGTGAACTAGTTGCTGCAGTGTATGTATCTGCAATCCAGTTACTTAGGATAAGATCACTTGCATTACCTGCACGAACTTGTTTAGTTGTAATTGCTGTACTAATACCTGCATCTGCTAATGGAGTACCACTTGTGTCTTTCATTACAATTACG